ATAGTCCAAACCGAGAATTTAGTTACAAAAAAGACTTATTTAACAGATACTTACAATATGAACGTACAATTAGATAATAAATACGATTTTGAGAAGATGTTCATAGATGATGAAGGTATTGGTATCGGTGTCTTTGATATGATGATGGATAACGACCAACTAAAGAGGAAAACAGTTGGAATCAACAATTCAAAGAGAGTTATAGACGCAGATGGAAGAGAGAAAGGAATATTAAAGACAGATTTGTATTATTGGTTACGTGGATTAATGGAACAGGGGAAGATAGATCTATTAGATGACGATAGTATCTTCCAGAGTTTAAAATCTGTTCAATATGAATATACTACCGACGTAAAAGGCAATCCTGTAATTAAAATACATGGAAACGACACCCATATTGCAGAAGGATTAATAAGATTAGCACAAGCACTCAAATACAAAGATTTAAATATATTCGTTCAGAGGATACCAATATGAGCGCTAATAAGAAGATTAAGATTAAAGACAAAGATGGTGTGGAAGAAGAGTTTACAATTTCTGAAGAAAAGTATATTGATTTAATGATTCAAAGAGAACTTACCCACTCAATCAATGTTTTAAGAAGTAAATTGAGGTTGAAATAATGGCAACAGGAGTTTTATGTACCAACGCGGACGTTTTAAAGAAAGCAGGAGCAAAGGCAAGTGCAACAGCAGCAGCAGTTGGTTATACAGATGTTTATATTGATATGGCAGAGGGACAATTATGTACAGCTGCCCGTTATGATTGGGTAACTAATGTTGGAAGCATTTCTGCAATAGGAAAAGATATCTTAAAAGACGCAGCTTCTTCTTATGCAGCTATCCAAGTTATTAATTACGATATGTCAGGTTTTAGTTCAAGGCAAGAAGCTTTAATGATGATTAATATTCTTTGGGCAGGTTTCCAGAAAGTCATAACTTTATTGGAGAAGGATAATAATTACAAAGACTTTATTTTAACAGGAGCAGGAGATATAGATTAAATGGCTGACGGTTTACCTATTAATTTTCCTTTACCACCAGAAGCAGCAGTAGTTTCTTTTGATTGGGAAGACTTCTCGTCAGGAGAGGGTTTAGTTGATTTTAATTTATACGCAGTAAAAGATTCAGCAGGGACAACTTATCATATAGCGAAAGATACCCCTTATTCTGCAGAGATTTATATTTCACACAGCGGGGCGGGTCCTTGGACAGATACATTTTACACAGCCGAATTTAATTCACCAAGAACAGTTAAAGGAACAGCAACTTTAAACTTTATGTCGTCAGAATGGAGGAATGCAGGGGCATTTAATACGATTTATAATATTAAGTTTTATCATTATGATGGTAGTACTTCAACACAATTCGGGAGTACATGGGTTTCTCAAACTTTAGTAGCTGCAGCAGTACCGGGATTGATTACAGCAATTGTACCAAAGATAACGTTACCAGAACAAGATTTTAAAATTGGAGACCAAATAAAAGTTGAAATAATTACAACACATTCAGCCGCAGGGGTTAGCGAGTGGGGAATAGACCCACAAAACAGAGACGGAAACCAAGTAGCCCCAACAGGAGACCCAAAGCAATACACAACATTCACAGCGTCAATACCTTTTAGGATAGATAATTAAAATGTCAGAATTAAATATATCATCATCAACAACAACGGACATGACTAACACAGTCACAGACTTTTCAGTTGATAACATAAATTTGGACGCTGCAAATCCAGACGGTGCAGAAACCTATTGGTATTTCAACAAAGCAACAGAAAGGTTTGGTTATTACTTATCTATTCCAGAAATCTTTTCAGCAGCCAACGCTTTAGCCACTTGGACAGTTTCAAGAGGTTGGGAAGCAAGTAATTCAATTCTAAAGGTAGAGTTAGAACATATTAAAGGAATGGGAAAGGATAGTTTCACACAACTAATGTGGAATCACGAAGTTGTTAAGCTAATTGTTGGAGACGCTTTCATTGAAGTCAAAAGGAAAGACAACCAACTGATAAATATGATTCCAATAAGTCCAGAGAGGGTTAGGATAGTTTTCGGTCCACAAGGAATGATTAAACGTTATGATGTTTGGAACTCTAAAGAGTGGAGAGCAATTAAAAAAGAGAATATGCTCCACAGTTCCAATAAAAGAATAGGTGACCAACTACATGGCACGAGTCAGATAGAAGCTTCCAAAGACCTTATAGACGCTAGGAATGAAGCACTCAGCGACGAGAGAATAATCAAACATAGAGACAAAGCACTAGGGATAGTGTACTACCAAACAGACAAAGCTGGGAAGATATCCTACGTAAATTCACAGATTGAGAAAGCAGTTAAGAATGGAGAAATGTTAGGATTACCAGAAAAGGTGGCAAAGATAGAACCTTACCCTTCCAGAAGTTCAGAAGATAGAACAGCATGGATTTCATATTTAGAGAACTTCTTTTATCAAGTGTTCGGTGTGCCGAGAAGCATAGCCTCTTCAGATGGAACCTCGGAAGTTGGTGGTAAGATGGGACACGTTATATTCGAACCTATTTATACAAAAGAACAGATAGACTTGGAAGATGATCTTTGGAATCAACAAGCAATTAAGATTACATTTAATAGACCCCCAGCTTTAGGTGGGTTAGTAGAACAGAACTCAAGTGAAACAAATATCCAACCCAATGATGTAACCGCAGATTTGGAGCGTGAATAATGGCATTAATAAATATCCACCCTTTCAGGAAGAAGAAAACTCCCGAAGAATTGGAAGAAGAAAGAAGATTAAAAGAGGAAGAAACGAAAGCTGCTTTTGCTGGTGGGGGTGAAGGGATTATAGAACAATCAGAATTACCAGGAAAAGAGGAAGGTCCAAGAAAGATAAGCCTCGAAGAGAAAAAAAGATTATTACAACAGAATCCAGGAAGTGCTGTTGATGAATTTGGGAAGGTTTCACCGCCTTTAACAGATAGATTTGGTAATAAAACAGCAGAAGGAAAGGAAAGAATATTTGGTACCCAAGAATTAGCAGCAGGTGCAGGAATTCCTACACGAGAAATAGAAAAACAAGCAAGAGAAAAAGCAGTAAGAGAACAAAGGCTTTTGGGTATAATGGAGAAGGCACAAGCTGGTTTGGCAACTGCCGAAGAATTAGCAGAAGTAGAAGGGTCTGATATTAATTTAAAAGAAGTGGCAGGGGCTGCTGCATTGGCGAGTGTTCCAGGAGCAATAGCTGGAGCAACATCTGGAGCAACATTGGGAGCTGGAGCTGGTTTATTGGGTGGACCATTGGCACCTGTTACATCAACAGCGGGAGCTTTAACATTAGGATTAATAGGAGCAATAGGTACAGGAGCAATTACTGCTTATAGGGCAGCCATGAGCAATATTAAAAGCCAACAAGCAGGAGAATTTGCAGCAGATAAAGATGCCTTAAGGAATGTGAAAACAGCATTGACAATGTTAATAACTGAAACCAACGCTTACCCAGAAAGAGCGGAAGATAATTATGAACAATTTTTGGTTATATTAGATGGGGCACAAATGGCACACGCTAAAACAAAAGCAGACTCAGATGAAAATTTAAATATATTTCAAGGTCAAGACGGAACTCCAGAGTTGGCAAAATTTGATAACTTTAATGAGTTTTTAAGACCCGTACTTATTCAAAGAATGAATAATGCCATGTTCAATCCAGACCCCTCAAAAGTAGCATTTACAGAAGCAGAAATAGCATATATAAATTCCTTTGGAGAGGAATCATAATGAAAAATAAACCAATAGACTGGAAAATAGTAGTAGCAGCAATAGCCGGTTTAGTTGTTATCGAATGTTACGCAATGGCACACGGAATTAATGGAACATTCAGAATGATAGTAACTGCAGCTATAGCAGGTCTCGCTGGTATTACTTTACCACAACTTAAAACAAAGTAGGGAGTTAGAATGGAAGAAGAAAAGAAACCGGAAGGAACACCAGAAGGGGAAGAAACCCCTTCTGAAGAAAAACCTTTAAGTATCGTTGATGAAGCCAAGAAAATCAGAGATGAAATATTAACGGCTAAAAATGAACTTAAAACAGAGAATGATAGATTAGAAAAGTTACAGTCAGAGCAATTACTCGCAGGAACGGCTGGGGGAAATGTAACAC